AAAGGCATTCGGTAAAGATCTAACTCAGTTCTCTAAGGAGACCTGTCAAATGTTTTATGATGATGCAGTAAAGTCAGGATTTAAGCTATGAGTGGTTTTGAAGAAAACGAAATTTCTATTAATGCGAATGGTGGTACAGAAATTGCAAAGCGTAAGCTAGCAGAACTTCTAGATCCGGAGTTGATTGATAACTTTCAAATCGTTTGCTCTCGTGTTAGAGAAATTGAGTGGGATAAGATTCGTCTTTTCTGGTGTCATGATCTTCCTGAAGACCCAGAGTCAAAGAAGTTCCAAACGCAGGATTTTAAAGACAGCTTTCATAAGTATGTTTTTATTTCTAATTGGCAGATGCAGCGTTATCAACTTATTCATGGTATCCCATACAATGATAAGTGTGTTGTTCTTGAATCTGGAATTGAACCAGCTCCAGCAATAGAAAAGCCAAATGATGGAACTATTCGTTTGACTTATACTTCTACACCACAGCGTGGTCTTGAAATTCTTGTTCCTGTTTTCATTCAGTTAGCCGAGCAACATAAAGATATTCATCTTGACGTTTTCTCTTCATTTAAGATCTATGGCTGGGAAGAAGCTGATAAGCAGTTTGAACCACTTTATGATATTATTCGTAATCATCCACAGATGACATATCATGGATTCGTTCCCAATTCAGATCTAAAGGCTCATTTGAACAAAGCAGACATCTTTGCATATCCTAGCATCTGGTTTGAGACTTCTTGTCGTGCTATGCTCGAGTCTATGTCTGCTGGTTTGGTTTGCGTTCATCCAAATGTTGGCGCTCTACCCGAAACCTCTGGCGGATTAAATGTAATGTATCATGCCGATCTAGAAAGCAAGGATAACCATGCTAATATTTTCGGCAAGCATCTAAACGCTGCTATCAATGTTGTCCGTAATAATGAACATAAAGATATGATTCAGTTTAATAAACTTTTTGTTGACAGCCGTTATAATTTAACAAGAATTAAGTCTCAGTGGGAAGGAACACTCAAGAACCTTGTTACTCAATATCCTACTGTAGAATCACGTGGTAAACCAAAGCCTCAGTTTGTTTATAGGACTTCGTAATGATTCTCTCTAAGACTCCACTTCGTATTTCATTTTTCAGCGGTGGCAGTGACATGCCATCGTTTTATGAAAAGGAAAAGGGAGCTGCTCTTTCAGTTACTATTGACAAGTATATCTATGTAATGATGCATAAAACTCCACATCTTGGTGTTAAAGTTATGTATGATACGATTGAAGAGTATCCTGATGTAGAGCAGATGCAACATGCTATCACCCGTGAGAGCTTAAAGCATTTTAATATCGATAAGGAAGTAACTGTAGCTTCTATCGCTGACATTCTTGCTAAGGGTTCTGGTCTTGGTTCATCATCAGCATTTACTCTTGGTTTGGTAAATGTTCTTGCTAATCAAGATAGACATGTAGGATTGATGTCAAGGGAATACCTTGCACAAACAGCTTATTATATCGAGCGAGAATTGTGTAAGTATCCTGTTGGTAAGCAGGACCAATATGCTTCAGCCTATGGTGGTTTGAATTTATTCGAATTTCATAAAGATGGTTCGGTTGAAATTCGACCAACGACATATAACCCAGATCTTTGGCGTAATCTTGAAGAGCGTTTGCTACTTGTTTATTCGGGTCGTGGTCGTAATGCTAACTCTATCCTCCAGAAACAAGCTGCTGCTATGGACGATAAGGTGAAATTTGATCTTGTACGAGCTAGTCGTGATAAATCTTTCGTAGCCGCTCGTTACTTGAAAGAAGGAAAGCTCGACGATTTTGGAGCTTTGTTACACGATGCTTGGATGGATAAGAAGGCGGTCGAAACCTCAATCACGAACGAGTATTTCGATGATGTATATTCTAGAGCTATTTCTGCTGGAGCTCTGGGAGGTAAGCTTCTTGGTGCTGGTGGTGGTGGCTTTTTTGTTTTTTACGTAGACCCATCTAAACGACAAAAGGTGATCGACGTAATCACCGATGGTACTGAATGTAAAATCTACGACTTTGCGTTTACTGAATGGGGTAGCCGTATTGCGACGAATTGCTAAATATACCAGTTGACTTTTATGCCCCTCTAAGGTATTATTAAAACATGGGTAATGTAATACAGTTTCCTTCAAAGAAGCCTCTTCCGGAGAATATTACGGAAGAACAAGTTACGATCAGTGTCGATAACATCAAGTACAATCACATCAACGAAACAATTAATGCGATCGTTCCCATGCTGTTCCATAACATGGAATTGGCAGGGTTCGATTTTGCAGTTGATGAAGACGAGATAGATGTTTATGTCAAAGATGGTTCTTTCCTTGTAGAAGCCTTACGTTCTATGTTATGTAAGTATCATGACATAGAACATCCATTCCAGTTTATCTCTGAACATGTTTTTATTTCAGACGGTAAAGGGAAATATAGTCTAGCAGGAAAACTAGATCTAGATCTAGAAGAGTTCAAAATAAAAGAGGATAGCGAGAGCTAATATATCATGATTATTGTTGATCTGAGTCAGGTAATGCTGTCTAACTTAATGATGCAGTTGGGCAATCACACAAACGCTCAAATTGAAGAGTCTATGGTTCGTCATATGGTTCTTAATTCTTTGCGTTCGTATAAGCAAAAATTTGGTGATGAGTTCGGCGAGCTAGTTATTGCTTGTGATAACACCAACTACTGGCGCAAGCAGTACTTCCCTTATTATAAGGCGAACCGTAAGAAGAGCCAAGAGAAGTCTGAGATGGATTGGAAGGCAATCTTTGAATGCCTCAACAAGATCCGTGCAGAGCTTAAGGAATATTTCCCATATCGTGTTGTTGATATTGAATCTGCGGAGGCGGACGATATCATTGCAACTCTTGTTAACGATGTAATCGCACCAGAAGGATTCCTGATTTTATCGGGCGATAAAGACTTCATTCAGCTTCATAAGTATGATAATGTTAAGCAGTATGATCCTGTTCGTAAAAAGTGGATCAGCCATGATAACCCGAATCGTTATCTAATAGAACACATTCTTAAGGGAGATTCAGGCGATGGCGTACCTAACGTACTTTCTTCTGATAATTGCTTTGTTATTGGGGAACGCCAAAAACCGCTAACTACTAAGAAAATTCTTAACATCATCGAAAATATAGATAGTTTGGAAGGACCTTTGTATAGGAATTATCAGCGTAATAAGAAGCTGATCGACCTAACAGAAGTTCCTGTCGAAATAACAAATAAAGTGCTTGAGTCATATCAGGCGCAGGAAAACAAAGGTCGTGATAAGATGTTCAACTATTTTATCGCTAACAAACTTAAACATCTAATGGAACACATCGGAGAATTTTAATGGCTATGCGAGTAGGAGTTGCTGAATTCCTTGAAAAGGTAAGCAAACTTAAGAAGAAAGAAGAAAAGGTTGAAGCACTTAGGGCTAACGATAGCTACGTGATTCGAACAGTCCTTCAAGGAACATTTGATCCTCGTATTAAGTGGTTACTTCCAGAGGGCGTACCTCCATATAAACCAAGCGATCTTGTTGATCAAGAGAACGTTTTCATTCGTGATGCTCGCAAGCTTGCATATTTTGTTGAAGGTGGTCATCCAGGTTTGAAGCAGCTTAAGCGTGAAGCATTGTTTATTGAAATGCTAGAAACAATAGCACCTGCTGATGCTAAAATGCTATGCTCTATGAAGGAAAAAAAGCTACCTTGGAAGGGCATCACTCCAGAAATTGTTAACGAAGCTTTTCCAGGATTTATCCCAGAATGAGTAACCAGAAGATCCGTAAGTTCCGTAAGAACGATTGGTCAGACGAAGAATATCCAGAAGATACTCGTAACCGTACAGATAAGCGTAAGGAGCGTCGTTTTGAACGTGCCTTACGTACTAAAGACATTAGCAATTTGGTTGAAGACCCATTTGTAGAAGATTGGGACGCTAACTATTCTACATTTGAAGAGGACAAACTTTAATGCCAACTTATAAGTTCCTAAATAATGATACTGGTGAGGAGTTCGAGGACTTCATGTCAATCTCGGCTCTAAATGTATTTCTTGAAGAGAACAAACACATAACGCAACTCGTTCATGGCGCTCCTTTGATCCATTCTGGCAGAGGGTTGCAGAAACCAGACTCAGGTTTCCGTGATCTGCTTAAGAATATTAAGAAGGGTAACTCTAAAGGTGTAAGTGGGAGCACAGTGAACACATTTTAAAGTGAGTTTAATGACCCAACAACAAGAAAAAAGACTAACTCGTAAACAGCGTCGTATTCAACAACAAGGTCAAGCAGAGGAAAACTCTCTAAAATTAAATTTTCGATTAAAAAATATAGAACCACTAACAGAAAACCAAAGGTTAACTTTTGAAAGGTATCATGACGGAAAAAACCTTCTACTTCACGGAATTGCAGGAACTGGTAAATCATTCCTCTCGATATACCTCTCCCTTCAAAACATTTTATCCGACCCCTCAAGATACAAAAAGCTTATTATTGTTAGATCAGTCGTACCTACCCGAGACATGGGATTCCTGCCAGGAAACAATAAAGAAAAGACCAAGGTCTATGAAGCTCCCTATCTAGCTATTTTCTCAGAGCTCTTTGGAAGAGGAGATGCATATGAATATCTTAAAAATAAAGGTATGGTTGACTTCATCAGCACATCTTTCATTCGTGGAATTACTCTCAATGATTGCATTATTGTTGTTGATGAAATTGCAAACATGACATTACACGAGTTGGATAGTGTTATCACTCGAGTTGGTAAAAACTGTAAGGTCATTTTCTGTGGTGACTTCCGACAGTCTGATTTTACAAAAGAACACGAAAAAAATGGTCTTACTGACTTTATGAGAATTTTACAGCGCATGAAGTCTTTTGATTATATTGATTTTACAGAGCATGATATTGTTCGCTCTGCCATGGTGAAGGAATATATTATTGCTAAAGACAGACTCAAGATCGTTGCGTAAGAGAACATTCGAGCATCAGTTCCTTCCTAAGATTGAATTAGAAAGAGTAACGATAGATGGGGTGCGACATTATGTCACCCCATCTGGTAAAGCTTATCCATCAGTCACTACAGTTCTTGGTCGTAAAACTGACAAAACACATTTGATTGAATGGCGTAAGAGAATTGGCGAAGCGGAAGCCACAAAGATCTCCGTCAAGGCTGCTAATCGAGGAACCGCCATTCATACGATATGCGAAAATTATCTCTTGAATGAAGAGTCATATCCACCAAATAGCATGCCAGCCAACATCGACACTTTTAAGTCGCTTCGTCCACTTATCGATAATCATATCGGCACGGTGTATGCGCTTGAGCATTTTATGTACTCAGACTTGCTTATGACGGCTGGAGCCACAGACTGCATCGCTGAATTCGATGGCGTCAACTCTGTGTTTGACTTCAAGACCTCAGCCAAGCTAAAGAAGTAATAGTGGATTCAAAACTACTTTTTTCAAGCGACAGCCTATGCGATGATGGCTGAGGAACGCCACGGGATTGAAGTCCCCCAAATCGCCATCATGATAGCCGTTGACCACGAAGAGCCTCAGCTGTTTGTCAAGCCTAAGTCGCTGTATATAGATCAGGTTCGTGAATTATTTTCTTGACTTTTATTCCCTTCGGGCGTACAATAAAAAAGGTGGGAAGAGTCACACCTATTTTTAACCGTTTAAAAAGGGGAAAAATATGTCTAAGCTTGCTACACTTGTAAAACGCTACACTTCTACTTCGAAGTCTAAAGCTTTCACCGCCTACGACGAAATAGAAGCGTCTCAAAAATGGGCTGAATATAGTGTAGACGAATATAAAATCCGCCAACTTATGCAAGGTGTTGATTTTATAGAGAAATTCGAAGCGGAAAAGGCTTTGGGTGTCGTCCGCCGTAAAATAGAGTGGATGTATAAACACCGTAACTTCGACGTTTCTGAGGCGACTTCTACCTATAAAAAGCTGAAACGGTTAAGTGCTTGATACTAAAGGGGATCTTCGGATCCTCTTTTTTTGAAGAAAGTTGTTGACTTTAATTCAAAAGAAACGTATACTTATAATAGGCACTTAAGGAGCGAAAAATGTACCTAGTTTTTAGAAATAAAGTCGTCGTCGCCGTCGCCCTAAACGAAACTGAAGCTAGAGAATTAGCGTGCGAAAGCGAAGCTTCCGTCGGGGCTTCTTCTCGGGTTCTTTACCGTATTGTAAAGGTTGAGTCTTCGGCTTTTCTTGAGGAAGTACTCGACCGTGACTTTAAGGTCGCCGTTCCTTTTCACTCCCCTTTCTGAAGAAAGTTGTTGACTTAAATTAGAATCGGGCGTATACTGATAATAAGGAGTACGGCTCGTGAACGTTGGTGATATTGTAAAGCTTAAGGTTCGAAGCCCTCTCTGGGACCGTCGGGAGGCTTACGCCTACCCTATAGCCCAGTTCGAGGTGTACACGGGAACCGTATTGTCTAGCCCGACTTGGGTCGGGGCGGACGCTATCTGTCTAGCTACAGGTGACGTTCGCTTCCCCTTTCGGGTCATCGAAAAGGCGAGGATCGAAGGTTATAGCCGAGGT